GTATATATTTGGAAAAAAGCTATACTAAATTGCTTGATATTAGTAAAAAAATAACAAGCAATAGGCACCCTGATTATGAAGATTTATTACACGAAACAATATTAGCTTTATACAATTCAAATGAAGAAAAATTAAATAATATTATAAAGCAAAAAAAATTAACATTTTATATAGTAAGAATTATGCTTAATCTATATCAAAGCAATACAAGTCCTTATCACAAAAAATATAGAAAAATACATAATCAGAAACAATTAAAAGATTTTTATATTTATACAAAAGAGCCTTTGACAAAAGAAAAGCTACAAGAATTTGAGTTACAAGAAGAAAGGCTAAAATGGATAGAGGAAAAATTAAAAGGTTTAAGTTGGTTTGACGTTGAGGTATTTAAAATATATTATAGAGAAAATTATAGCTTAAATAAAATGAGCAAAGCAACTAAAATAAGCAGAAGCACATTAGGAAAGTCAATTAGGTATATTAAAAATTATTTAAAAGGTTTAAAATGATAGAGTTTGTTAAACATTTTTTAGGATTGTGTGGTGAGCCACATTTAAATATATTTACTTTAATTATGACAACACCTATAATAAGTTACATAATATATAAATATATAAAAATATGAAAGAAAACAAATATAAAAGAAAAGAGCTAATTAGTATTCTCTCGGCTTGGAAATCAGATGAGAAAGATTTTATTTTATCTGATGTAATAAAATATATAGAAAAATATATAAACAAAGATAAAGATAAAGTTAATTTACCTGACTTTAATTTTGTGTCTTTTAATAATAAAGAAAATGAAAAGTAAAGGATTAGGAGATAGTATAGCTAAAATAACTAAAGCAACAGGCATAGATAAATTAACTAAAAAGGTATTAGGTGATGATTGTGGTTGTGAGGAACGCAGAAAAAAGCTAAATCAGATGTTTCCTTATGTTTCTACTATAAGGCAGTTTACAGAAGATGAGCTCAAAATATATGATGAGGTTATACCAATAATAGAAAAAACAGAGCATATAACAAAAGAACAAAAACCAATAGTTAATACATTATATAAATCTGTTTTTGGTAGTCCGCCACAATGGAAAAGCTGCTCTGCTTGTAATAAAAAAATAATGGAGAATTTAAAAAAGGTATATGATAAAAGTTGTAAAATATGAAAAGAGTAATAGCAAAATTAAGAAAGAAAAAAAGAATATCTAAAAAACAAAGGTTAGCAAAAAAAAAGAAAGATGAAAAAGCACACTAAAATATATATGCAATATCACGATTACGATATATCGGACTGGATTGCTTGTGAAAATTGTGAAACAACTGCGGTTGACATTCACCATATAGACGCAAGAGGAATAGGCGGTGACCCTAGGGGACATAAAAATCAAATAGAAAACCTAATAGCTCTATGTAGAAGTTGTCATATAAAAGCAGAAACCAATAAAGAGTTTAATAATTTTTTAAGAGAAAAAAACAAAGTAAAACATAATCACAACTATTAAAATGAAAAAAATAGAAATAAATAAAGTTATACCTAATAAGAATAATCCTAGAATAATTAAAACACCAAAGTTTAAAAAGCTAGTTAAGAGTATAGAGGAATTTCCTGAAATGCTAAAAATTAGACCTATTGTAGTAAATAAAGATATGGTCGTATTAGGTGGTAATATGAGATTAAAAGCTTGTATTGAGGCAGGAATAAAAGAGGTATATATAGAGATAGTAGATTTATCAGAGGAAAAGCAGAAAGAATTTATAATAAAAGACAATAATAGCTTTGGTGAGTGGGATTGGGACTTGTTGGCTAATGATTGGAATAGCAAAGAATTAAACGAGTGGGGTATTGATGTTTGGGTAAATGAAGATGAGCCAACAGAAAAAGAAATTGACGAAGATAAGTTTGCTGCAGAAATAGATACCTATATAAATGCACAAATAAAACAAATAGTTTTGTATTACAATAGTGATGATTACAAACAAGCACTTTTAAATTTTGAAAAGGTTAGAGAAAAACACAACCTAAATGACAATACAGAAGTATTTAATTTTTTAATGAACAAATATTTAAAAAATGAATTATAAAATAGCAATACCCTCATATAAAAGACCTGATACTATAAAGAAAAAAACTTTACAAATTATTGAGGAGCATAATATAGATAAAAATAGGATAACAATTTTTGTTGCAGATAAAGAAGAAGAAAAAGAATATATAAATAGTTTAGGAAATGAATATAAAATAGTTGTTGGTGTTCCTACAATAGGAGAGCAAAGAAACTTTATAGAAAGATATTATAAAGAGGGAGAAAAGGTTTTAATGTTTGATGATGATATTGACGGAGTTTTTGTTAAAGACGGAAGTAAAATAAAGCCTATTGAGAATTTAGAAGAAGAATTTATTATAAAAGGCTTTGAGGAATGTGATAGAACAAATGCTAAATTTTTTGGATTATACGCAGCTGCAAATGGCTATTTTATGAAACATAGAATATACAACAAGCTATGCTATATATGTGGTGGTGTTTTTGGAATAATAATACAACACGATGATTTCTTAAAAAGAAGAACAAATCACGGAGAAGATTACGAATATAGTATAAGGCAGTATATAAAAAACAAAATAGTAGTTAGATTTGACTATATAACTATTAAATCAAAATTTTTTAAAGAAGAGGGTGGATTGCAAACAATAAGAACTAAAAAATATATATTTGATAGCATTAATAAGATTTATAGTATGTTTCCTGATTATTGCACAATGTATGTAAGAAAAAGCTCAGGTAATGCAGAATTAAGATTAAGAGATAAAAACTTATGAAAAGAATAAACGTAATAAGAAAAGAGGTTAATAAAAAAGATTATGTAAGAAGAACTGCACATTTATCTGATGTAACAAAGCATATTAAAGAAGATTGTTTAATTTGCATAGATGATAAGCCTATATTACTATATAAAACATTAGAAGAAAAACCTAACGCTATAAGAAAGGCAGTACAAAATGTTAAATACGGGGTAGGCAGGAGAGTACACGGATTAAAAAGTCAAAGTGCAGTATTTGGATATAAGCCTAGACAAGAAAATAGGCAAGATTATTGTAGTGCGTCTGCTATGGGAAAGAATCACCCTAAAGAACATTACCTAATAAGTCAATACGCTAAAGATATAGAAAAATATTACAAAGAATACTTTCCTGATACATACAATAACCATAAAAAAGAAGTACAAGAAAAAGTTAGAAAAGAATGGATAATAAAAGATACTGTTTTTACAAGTGGAATAGTAAATAAAAACAATCAACTCAATTATCACTTTGATAGTGGAAACTTTAAAAATGTATTTAGTAATATGCTTGTATTTAAAGGTAATGTAAAGGGTGGTCATTTAGTTATACCTGAAATAGATATATCATTAGAAGTAGGAGATAGCTCTGTAACTATATTTGACGGACAAGATTTACTACACGGTGTTAGTCCAATAAAATACCTACACAAAGATTCTTATAGATACTCAATAGTTTATTATTCATTACAAAGAATGTGGCAGTGCCTAGAAATAAACGAAGAAATAGATAGAATAAGAAAGGTTAAAATGGAAAGAGAAAAGAAAAGGATAGACCCTGAGCATTTAAAAGATTTAAATAAGAGGTATGTTGAAGCAAAGAACTATAAAAAAGAAATAGAAAAATGAACAAAACCGAACACACTAAAAAAGCATTATTAGACGCTTTAGAAAAATCATTAGGAATAGTAACTACTGCTTGTAAGAAAGTAGGTATAGGAAGAACAACTTATTACGATTGGTATAACAACGATTCTGATTTTAAAGACAAAGTAGATGATTTAAAAAATGTAGCATTAGATTTTGCAGAAAGCCAACTACATAAACAAATACAAGATAACTCTACCTCTGCAACAATATTCTATTTAAAAACACAGGGTAAAAAAAGAGGGTATATAGAAAGGCAAGAGGTAGATTTGTCTAGTGGTAACGAACAAATAAATAAAATAGAAATTGAAATCGTTGAATCTAAAGGGAACAGTAGTTCTACAAAAGAATCTTAATGCGAGTACAAGAATTGTAGTTAATCAGGGTGGAACAAGAAGTAGTAAAACATATTCATTAGCTCAATTAATTATACTACAAGCATTACAAAGCAAAGGAAAGGTATATACCATTTGTAGAAAAACTTTACCTGCATTAAAGGGTACTGCCTATCGAGATTTTTTTTCTATATTAGAAAGCCACGACTTATACAATCCTGACAATCACAATAAGTCAGAATTAACCTATAAGCTAAACGGAAACGATATTGAGTTTATTTCAGTTGATATGCCACAAAAAATTAGAGGTAGAAAGCGTAACGTATTATGGTTAAATGAAGCAAACGAATTTAGCTTTGAGGATTGGATTCAACTCTCATTAAGAACAACAGAAAACATTTATTTAGATTTTAACCCCTCGGACCCTTATTCGTGGATATATGATAATGTAATTAATAGGGACGATTGCACCTTTATTAAATCAACCTATTTAGACAATCCTTTTTTACCTGATGAAACAATAAAGGAAATAGAAAGATTAAAGGAATTAGATAGCAATTATTGGAAGATATACGGACTTGGTGATATGGCTCAAGCAACAGAAACTATATTTAGGCAGTTTGAGATATGTAACAATATACCAACAGAATCAACGCTAATAGCTTTGGGTATGGACTTTGGCTATTCTAATGACCCCACTGCAATAGCAGAAGTATATAAATTAAACGATAATTTGTATATTAACGAATTAGTATATAGCAAAGGATTGACAAATCAAGATATAGCAAACAAATTAAGGGAGCTCAACATAACAAGACAAACAGAAATAATTGCAGATAGTGCAGAGCCTAAATCAATAGAAGAAATACATAGGCTAGGATTTAATGTTAAGGGAGCAAAGAAAGGTGCCGATAGTATTAATATGGGTATTGATATTTTAAGAAGATATAAACTACATATAACAAAAAATAGCACTAATACAATTAATGAATTTAAGTTTTATAAATGGTTGGTAGATAAAAATGGTAGGGTAATTAATAAACCTGCAACCAATCAGTTAGACCACTTAATTGATAGCATTAGATACGTTGCACTTAATAAGCTAACAACTAATTATAGTGGAAAGTATTATATATTATGAACAAAAACAACAATTTTATATTTATAATAAATGAGTAAAAAAAAATTTGAGGTAATTGTACCTACAGAATGGAAAGATATTACAATAGCAGAGTATCAAAGGTATTTAGTTTTATCTTCTAGTAAAAGAAAAGGTGTAGATGATGATATAATATCTATGTTTTGTAAAATAGATAAAAAGCTATTAAAAAAATTAAAGCTAAAAGATAAAAAAATTATAGCAAATAAAATTTACAATTTTGTAAATAGTAAAAGCGAGGGAGAATTAGAGAAGAAAATAAAGTTTAAAGGTAAAAAATATGGCTTTGTTCCTAATCTAAGCAAGATAACAACAGGGGAATTTGTGGATATAGAACAATATGGTAAAGATATTAATAAAAATCTACACAGAGTAATGAGTGTTTTATATAGAGAGATTGATAGAGAGGCAGGTAGATTTTATAGCGTAAAGCCTTATGACCCTGACGAATTAGAAATAGATAAATTTAAAGATTTACCAATGAGTACAACACTATCTGCGATAGATTTTTTTTTTCGTTTAGGGAAAAACTTATTGGAAGATTTAAGCAACTATTCGAGGGTGGTGATGAAGAGCAGGGAGAAAAAACATTAGGTGGTAAATGGGGTTGGTATAATGTAATATTTGGTTTGGCTAATGATAATATTTTAAATGTTGACGCTATAACTAAAATAGAAATATCTTTAGTTTTAACATATTTAAGCTATCAACAGGATAAAGCTAATATAGAAAGAAATAATTATAACAAATGATAACATACAAAAATATAATAGACGATTTTAAAACAATAGCGACTAATCATTTTCTGATTAATTCTTTTCATAGTGGTATGCTTGATGAGGTTGATATTAATAAATTAGATAGTGAGGATTTTCCTATTTTATATGTAGAGCCAAGCAACACCAATATAGATAAAGGTGTGTTAACATACTCATTTACAGTATATACAATGAGCTTAATTAAAGAGGACTTAAGTAATAGAGAGCTAGTTTGGTCTGATATGCTACAAATTATGCAAGACGTTATAGCAGAATACAGACAAAATCTATCAATACAAACATCAGGGGGAGATAGTGGAAAAAAGTATAGCTATATACCCTCTGAAATAGTTTTAAATTTACCTATTAATGCAGAGCCTTTTACCGTAAGATTTTCAAATATGCTAACAGGTTGGTCTGCTACTTTTACAATGCAGGTAAATAATCCTAATTCGCTATGTAATGCTCCAATAGAACCAAGTGATGAAAACCCTAATACATAATGGATATAGATACAACAGAAATAGAATCATTATTAAGTAGCTTTGGTAGTAAGCTAATACAAAAAGCTAGAGCAAACCTAAATAAAAAAGGAAAAAGAGCAAAGGGAACTTTATTTAATGAGATGAGCTATGATATTAATAAAAGCTTTAGTGGAATAAAATTTAAAATGGAATTTGGACAAGCAGAAGATTATTGGGAGTTTATTGACCAGGGAGTTAAAGGTGCAGGTGGCTTTAAAGGAAGTGGTAGAATGAGAGGTCAGGGTAGTCCTTTTAAGTTTAGTAGAAAGCAACCACCTTTAAGAGCTATATTACCGTGGATAAGTTTAAAAGGAATTAAGGGTAGAGATAAAAAAGGAAGATTTATAAGTAATAGAAGTTTAGGCTTTTTAATTGCTAGAAGTATAAAACAAAGAGGATTAGAAAGAACTTTATTTATATCAAAGCCTTATGAGGATATGATAGGTAATTTAAAATCTGATATAGCAAGTGCATTTACACAAGATATAGATAACTCAATAGAAATAGAACAACCTGATAAAGTAGAAATTAATTTAAGTAAAACGTAATGAGTACAACTACATCAATAGAGCAGAAACCAAATTTATTAAGTGCAGTAAATACACCACTTATATATGTGCTAAAAGATAGTGACGCTGCCAATTATAACGCAAATAAATTTAGGTATGTTTTAAAAATTAAAGTAAACACAGTTGAAATAGCAGTTTTAAAAATACATAAAAATCAACAAAATGTAGGTGTATTTGACATAAGTCATATACTAAAAACTTATGTAGATACACAATTAACTAACACAAGCTATGTAACAACAACAGAAAGCATACATACATTAGGTATATTTCAAACTAATAGTCCTTTTTGTCAAAACACAAATCAATTAGCTAAAATAAATGTAGAAGCCTATTACGAAAAAGCGTCATCTGCTACAACTGCACCTGCTTTATCTGCAGTGCAAGATACTGCAGAAAGCTATGTTATACCTGCTGCTACACCCTTTACTAAAACTGCAGCAAATGTAGGTGGATTAGATATAAGTGGAACTAACTACCCCCTAACTTTTTTTATGAATAGTACTACATCAGAAGATAGTTGTACTTTTTTTACTAATGCTCCTACGGTACAATTTGTTAGAGGTAGCAGTACAAGTGCAGATAATATAGATAGAGCTACAATTTGCTTTAAATCAGGTAAAACAGGAACAGGTATTTTAAATCAGGGAGCTGCAATAGATTATATATTAATAAAATATTACGATAGTGCAGGAAATGTTATTACTAACACTGCAGGTAATACTTTAGAATATTTTGCAAACACTAATACAACAGGTGGAGCAAGTGCAGCACAGGCAACTACGGTAGAAGAAGCTATATTATATTTTGGTTGTGGTACTGAAAATTTAGAAACACAAACAAGAAATTCAAACGCTAAACCAAGTAAGTATTCTAATTGGGCGTATTATAAAATATTTGGCTCTGATACAACTGCAGAATCAGGTAGAAGTACAAAAGAATATTATTTTTATAGATATGGAACAAATGCAAGTGTAGATGATAGACACCAAAGCTGCACGAGGTATAATAATGTAAGGTTGGCTTGGAGAAATAGATTAGGTGCTTGGGATTATATGAATTTTAGAGGTAAATCTACGGAAAGCGTAGAAATAAAATCAGAAGAAATGGAAAGAGTTGTAGGAAATTGGGACAATGCAAGTGCTACTACTGAATTTAATTATAGCAACTGGGAAAGAGGTAGAGAAACTTTATTTACAAAGGCTAAAAGAAAATTAGTAATTAATTCTGATTGGCTAAACGAAGATGAGGCAGTATGGTTAGAGGAATTATTTACCTCTGTAAATGTACAAATATTAGGTGATAATGGTGTAGTGTATCCTGTAATTATAACTAATAAATTATATACAAAAAAAACAAGCGTAAACAATAAAATTAAAATACAATATACAGTTAATTTAGAATACTCTAATGAGGTTAGAACAAATAGTTAATGAAAGTAAGATTAGTAGCATATCGTAGAGAAAACACAGGCTCAGGTACTTATGACCTAGACCAATTTGAATTAGATTTACAAAAAGAGCCTAATGTTGTAGTTAATTATAATTGGCTAGATTTAAGAAATCCCTCGCAAAGAAAATCTAGTTTTTCACAAACTTTAAAATTACCTTTCTCAAATGCTAACAATAAATTCTTTGAAAATTACTTTAACGTCAATTTAGATACACTTGTTTTTAACGCTAAATTTAAGTTTCCTGCTATTTTATATGTTGATAGCATACCACAACTAAAAGGATTTATACAACTAAAATCTATATACCTAAATGCAAGATTATATGAGGTTGCTTTATTTGGAGATACTGCAGATTTTTTTACTGATTTAAAGGACGCTAAACTAAAAGATGTTTTTGACACACAAGATACAACAGACCCTGAGCTATTATTATTAAATCAAATATTTGACCACAAATTAACATTAGCAAATGTTTTAGCAAGTTGGACAACAGGATTAACAACAGTATTAGGAACAACAACTAATGATGTTATGTACCCTATATTTGACTATGGTCATACATTTAATCCATATTCTAGTGCTATGTTTTGGAATCCAAATGACTGGATAGGTGATGTAAATGAATTAGGTCAAGTAAACGGAATTGCTGCTATGAACTATTATGGTATGGTTAAGGTTGGTAATTTAAAACCTGCTATAAGAATACAAAGGTTGTTTCAATTAATAGCAAGTAAATTAGGATATATAATTGAAAGTACATTTTTAGGTATAAGTGGTGACACATTATCAGACACAAATTGGTTTAGTAGAATATTTATGACGCTTTCTACACAAAATCAAAAAGTACAAACCCTATTTAACACAAGCTCAGGTAGTGAAGCTCCTTTTATTGGATTTGAAGCTAATATGACTGCAACACAATCTGAAAACATAAATGTAGCAAATGATTATGACGCAGATGAATGCTTTATAGAAAATGTAATTGTAAACAATGAGGTGTATGACCCTAATAATTTATTTAACGCAACAACACTTACTGCATTAGCAGTTTTGGGTTCACCTGTAACTACAATTAATTGTCCTAGTATTCAATTTCCTGCAGATGACGGAACAGACACCTTATTGCCAACAGGAACAATGCAGGTAGAAACTACTTTAGAATTAACATTAGGTGCACAAACTAATTTAGGTAATGACTATGACGCTCAATTAACTTGTCGTTGGTATTCACAAACCAATTATAATACAGTAAATTGGGAGGGTTATATAGGGAATATAACTTCTGCTCCATATGAAAGTTCTGATACAATATCAGTTACTCCGAACTCAACACAAGAATATACATTTACTAACAATATAACTCCTGTGCCTGGAGAAATATATTTTTGTGTATTTACTTTACAAGATTTAGGATTAGGTAGTAGTCAATATGTTGTTTCAACTATTCAAAATTGTACTGTGAGAACTTTACAAACAGATGAAGTAGGATTAATGGGTGGTGGTGAAAATGGATTAGTGCAAATGCGACATAATATGCCTGATATGTCACAAGCAGATTTTGTAAAAGATATTTTAAACAAATTTAATTTAATAATAAAAACTGATGAGAACGATGAAAAAAAATTATTAATAGAGCCTTATCAGGATTTTATAAATGCAGGTGCAGTTAATTATTGGACAGATAAATTAGACTTATCTAAAGAACAAGTTATTAAAACCACTAATGAATTGCAATCTAAAAATTTAGAGTTTGGAGATTTAGAAGATGAAGATATATTAAATGAAAGATATAATAATAAATATAATTTAGTTTACGGAACATATAAAGAAAAAAGAGACAATGACTTTGCAAAAGAAGAATTTAAAAACTTTAGTGCTACATCACCAATAATAACACAGGGTATTTCACTATGGGACACTAACGGAATTGGAACACCTTTACCACAGGCAGATATAGCTACTGCTTATTTATTTAAATCTGAATTAAACGAACCTGCAGCTCCTTTAGAAAGTCAAAAGCCTAAACTTTTTTATTATAGTGGAACACCTGTTGATATAACAGGAAGTAATCCAAATGGCTCGTCATACTCTTTTAATCTATTCTCAAATCATTATTTACAAACAAATGATTCTTTAAGTACAGGTAATAAATTTCCTCTATGCACACAATATAATTTAGATAACTTAAACACAGGTATAACTGCAAATACTAAAATACTGCATTGGACTTATTATAGTCCTAGCTTTAATACAGGATTCTGCTTTAATTATTTTGGAAACACCTATACAGAACACGGATTTTACTATGATTATTGGTCGCAATATATTAATGAGGTATATAGTGATGAAGCTAGAATAATGGAGTGTTATATAGATTTATCTGCTGCCGATATAAAAACCTTTGCAGGTAATGGTTTTCAAAATACATACTTTATAAAAAATTGTTTGTGGAGAGTTATAAGTATAAACAATTATTTAGTAGGTGGAAACAAATCTACTAAAGTAACATTTTTAAAAGTTATAGAAAAACTGCAAAGTACCTGTGACGCAACACCCTCTTTTACAGATACAGGTTTAATGACTTGGGTGGATAATGCAACAGGAGCATCAACAACTATTACTAATGAATGTTGTGAGCAACAAAACGAAAATTGGACTTTTGTGCAAACTAATTCTACAACAGGTGTTGGTCAATGTTATGCAACAGGTGGCGACGGAACAACAACCACAACTAATGTTGATTTTGGTGATTTTGATTTTGGTGGTGGTAGTCCTTTACCTGCACTAATGCCTAATATAATAAGCAGCAACTTTATACAAAGTAGCACAGGCTATGCACAAACAATGAATTTTGTTTTAGAAGCTATGACTAATGGAACCTCAACCACTACATTTAACTATGGGGGTATAACAAAAAAAATATTACAAATAAAATTTTTAACAACAAGTTTTATAAAAATAAAATTATTAGGTACAGTAAAAAATGGAACTAATTATCAAAAAACAGGTTATTTTGAATACGATACAGTAGTAGGGTTAACTTATGGTGGATTAAAAAATATAGGGGGAACTTATTTAGCTAAACAAACTAAAGACGCAGCATTTACTGCTCCAACTGTTAATATCACAACCACAGATGACAAAGGCTATTGGCAACCAACAATAGCAGGGGGAGCAAGTAATGAGGTATGTGATTGGATTTGTCAAATATCTATAATCAGTAAATCTCAACAAATATTTAACTCCTCGCAAACAAAAGCAATTTATCAAAACGCTCAAAATATATTGTTTGAAAATTTAGATTACTTATTATGGAATTAGAAAAATACATAAAAGAGGTAGGGGAGCTTATGCCTATATCAATTAACCTCTTAACAGAATTAGAAGCAAAAGGAAATAAATACGCTTTTGAAACAGGAGCTAATGAATTTCCTACAACATTTAAAGAATTATTTAAAAAATTAAGATTAGTATGGCAGAAAAAGTAAATATAGAGGTTGATGTAGATTACAAAGGGGCAGTTGATAATCTAGAAAAAATAAAAGACGAAGTTACAGATTTAGGTAAAACAACTAAAGCTCAAACATCAGTAACTAAAAGTTTAGCGTCAGGATTTCAGGGTGTTGGTTTTGCAATGAAAGCAGCAGGGTTTGGTATTATATTAAAAGTAGTTGACGCTTTAGCAGGTGCATTAATGAACAATCAAGAAATAATAGATACTGTTTCAACTGCCTTTAATATGATAGGTGTTGTTATGAATAAAATAATAACTACTTTTAAAACAATTTGGGATAGAATAACTGCAGTAGGTGATAACTTTGACGCTTTAGGTAGAATAATGAAAAACCTAATGACACTAGCGTTGACACCTTTAAAATTAGCGTTTAATGGTATAATGCTAGTTATAAAAGAAGTTCAGTTAGCTTGGGAAAAATCTTGGCTAGGAAAAGGCGACCAAGATAAAATTAAAAAACTAACCGCTCAAATAACAGGATATAAAGAGGAAATTAAAAAAGCAGCAGATGAAGCCATAGCAGCAGGACAGGGTATAGCAATAGATTTTAAAGAGGGACTTAATGAAATTAAAAATATAGGTAATGTTATAGTAGAAGAATTTACTAATACCTTTGAAGATGTTAGTGTTGCAAGTATTCACAAACAAGCCAAAGCTATAACTGCTGCTCAAAATAATATAGGACTATTAGCAGAAGCTCAAAGAAAATTAGTTATTGAAGCAGAGGCAGAGGCAGAAAAGCAAAGAATTATTAGAGATGATATATCACAAACATTTGCAGATAGAATTGCAGCTAATGAAAAATTATTAGAATTATCAGAAAAGGCTAGATTACTTGAAGAAGAGGGAATAAAAAAACAAATGGCTAGTTTAAATACACAATTAGCTATGGATTCTAAAAATATAGATTTATTAACACAAAAGAAAGCTTTAGAAACTGCTTTATTAGAAATAGGATTAAGAGAAGATAAATTAATTAAAGAATCTACTGAACAAAGAAACGTATTATTACAAGAACAAGCGTCTATACAACAAGAATTAGCTAAAATAGGAATTGAAGAAGAAGATAGAAGAATACTAGAGTTTGAAAATGAAAAAGCGAGATTACTTAAATTAGCAGATTTAACTATATCAAATGCAGAAGATTTAGCAGATACAAAATTAAGAATAGAAAAAGATTTTCAGAAAAAGAAAGATAAGGTTGACCAAGAAAATGCCACAAAAGAACAGGCACTACAAGATAAAAGACGACAAATAATAGGTGGAGCTTTATCAGGTATTACTGCATTAGTAGGTTCAGAAACTGCAGCAGGTAAGGGGTTAGCAGTAGCACAAGCAACTATGGACACATACGCAGGTGCAACCAAAGCATTAGCACAGGGGGGGTTGTTTGGATATATAGGAGCTGCAGGTGTAATAGCAGCAGGTCTAGCTAATGTTAGAAATATACTACAAACTGATATACCTGGAGAATCAGGAGGTGGGGGTGCCCCACCAACACCTGAAGTTGTTGAAGATACTACTCCTGCAGTACCAACATTTGGAGCAATAGATTTAGAGCCACCACCTGTACAAGCATTTGTAGTAGAAAGTGATGTTAGTAATAGTCAGGCTTTACAAAATGATTTAAACTTACAATCAACGCTATAAACAAAAAATTAAAATTTATATTTATTAGTATGAGCAAAGAAAAATTAAAAAAAGTAGAATTAATTATAGATGAGGATTCAGAAAGATTTGGTGTTGAGGCTATTAGTTTAGTTGAATTTCCTGCGATTGAGGAGAACTGGGTATTCTTTAATAAAGACCAATTTTTAACTTTAGCTAAATTAGATGAAGAACAAAAAACTTTAGTAGGTGCAGTATTAATTCCTAATAAGGAAATACCTAGATATGACCAAGAAAAAGACGAGAAGTATATAGTTTATTTTACCGAAGAAACAATTAAACAAGCACAGGAGCTATTTATGTCCACTTTAAGAAACAATAACGCAACCTTTGAGCATAAGATACCTGTTGAGGGTATAACAGTTGTAGAATCGTGGATTAAAGAAGATAAGAAAAATGACAAGTCAAATTCTTATGGCTTTAATAAACTACCACTAGGAACTTGGTTTGTTAAAATGAAAGTAAATAATGACGAAATATGGGAATCAGTAAAAGAGGGTAAGGTAAGAGGTTTTAGTATTGAGGGTTATTTTACAGATAAATTAATAGAGCAATCTAAACCTAAAGATATTATAGACCTAGCAGAAGATTGTATTGATTGTCCTGATAAAGAAACATTAGGAAAAATAAAAGATTTAATTTTAGAAAACGAATTAGCAGTTGTAGGAACATTAGACGGAGAGCCTTTATTTGCAACAAAAGAAGAAGCTAAAATATACGCAGAAATGTTTAAAGGTTGTCAGGGTTTTCACACTCATAGAGTAAATGGAGTTATGAGATATATGGCTTGTGAAACTCACGAGGATAGTACAAAAAAAGAATATGTAGAAGATGAGTTTGGAAAAAAGAAAAAGAAATACACTAAAAAATATAAGTATGTAGAATACGCAGCTTTTGTTAATAGACAAGCTATGGCTAAGTATCCGTGGGAACAATGTATTAAGGATATGGTAAAAGAATATGGAAATAAAGAAACTGCTGCAAAGGTATGTTCTTCCATAAAAAATAGGACAGTAAAAAGATAGTCCTGTGAACAATAATTAAAGTTTAATATTTATAAAAAAAGAATAACAATGACTACAATAGAAAAAATCAAAAAACTCTTATTATCAAAAGAGGAAAGCAAAGAAACAAAAATGTATGCAGAAATGATTTTAGATGACGGTAGAGTATTAGCAACCGAAGATGAGCAGTTTATGATTGGCTCTAAAGTTATGGTTGTTGGTGATGACGGAGAAACTTCTCCACTTGACGCAGGTTCTTATACAATGTCTGACGGAGCTAAAATAACAGTAGATGAAAATTCTAAAATACTAGATTTAGGGGAAGATAAAGAGGCAGAAGAAGTTGAGGCAGAAGAAAAAGAAGAATTAAAAGAACACGAAGAAGATAAAGATAAAATGGAAGAAATAGACGAGGAAAAAGTAGCTATGGCTATTAATGACGCTACACCTGATTCTGTTAGTATGGAGAAAGCTAAAGAGTATGCTAAAAAAATAAAGGAAGAAATGGCAGAACACGAAGAAGAAGAAAAGGAAGAAATGAAAGAGGAAAAAGAGGAAGTTGTAGAAATGTCTAAAGATATGGTATCTTCATTAGTAGAAGAAGTTGAGGAACTTAAATCTCAAATAGTAGAACTAGAAAAAACTCCAGGTAGTAATGGTTTTACCCACAATCCTGAAGTATATAATAAATCTGAAAAAGTAGATTTAGCAAGAATGTCTGCAACTGAAAGAGCAGCATATTACATTAACAATAAATAATTTAAATTTTAAAAAAATGGCGAATAACAAATACAATTTATCAAAAGAGTATCAGTTTGACATAACTGTTACTGACAACACTTACGCAGGTAAGTTAGCTTTGCCTTATGTAACTGCTGCAGTTAAAAGTCCTGACACAGTTGCTAAAGGATATGTAAGAACAATAGACGGATTAAATAGAAAAGCAGTAATATCTAATTTAGGTATTTCTGACCCTATTCAAGCTGCAGGTTGTGATTTTTCTAATACTGACGCACCTGCAAATTTAGCTTTAACTGAGCAGGTTTTAACTTTAACTGATATGAAAGTTAATCAATCAGTATGTCGTGGAACAATTTTTCCTACTTGGATTGGTGAAAATATGGATAGAAACGGAAATCTACCTGGAACATTTGAGGACTTCTTATTATCTACTGTTGCAGGAAAATCAGGTGAGCAATTAGAAGAATTTATATGGACAGGAGCTGCACCTTTTGGAACAGGTTTCTTATCAGATGACGGAGTGTTTGACCAAGCAGGACTTAACGCGTCTGCATTAGCAGATTTTCCACAGGTAACTATGGCAGGTGGTGCAGGTATTGATTCAACTAACGCAGTTGCTTCATTTGGAAAAGTATATGATAGTGCAGCAGCAAATGCACCTGCAATACTATCTAAAGCAGGAATAGGATTTTACTGTAATAATAAAACTTATGGCTTTTATATTCAACAATTAGCAGGTCAGGGAGCATTTACAGTACATCAGGGTATAAACAATTTAGGTCCTGACCAAGCGTTTCCAAGTGCTACATATTTAGGTATTCCTATTAATGTTTGTCCAGGTATGCCAGATGATGCTATTGTAATGACTTACAGAGATAACCTAGTATTTGGAACTAACCTAGCTACTGATTGGACAGAAGCTAGAATTATACCAACATACCAATATGACGGAAGTGATAACGTAAGAATTGTTATGAACTTTGCAGTAGGTGTGCAGGTATCAGTTAAAACTGACGGTATTGTTGGTTGCGACTTCTAAATTGAATTAAATTAGGGGGTGTGCAATATCACCCCTTTTTTTAAAAGGAATTATTAATAATTAAAAAAAAATAAAATGGCTTGTAATTTAACACGAGGTTTATTAGTTGATTGTAAAGACCAAATAGGTGGACTAAAAAGAATTTTCTTTGTAAAATCATTTTGTAAAAACATTAGAGCTAATGCAACTATTACTTCTAACGAAATGGCAACTGCAGGATTTGCAAATTGGGACGTATTTAGTACAGGAGCAGTTGATGTATTTCAATATGATTTAAGACCTAACTTATCTTCAATGACAGTTAATTATAATTCTGACCCTGCGACAGGTACTACTTTTTTTGAACAAACTCTATCTTTATCTTTACAAAAATTAAATAAAGACCAAACTAATGAGATTAAGCTTATGTGCTACAATAGAGCTCAAATTTTTGTTTTAGATAACAATGACAACTTATTCTTATTAGGTATGGATAATGGGGTTGATGTTTCAGGAGGAACAATAGTAACAGGAGCTGCAAAGGGTGATATGACAGGATATACAATAGAATTAAGAGCAGAGGAAAGAGAACCTCTTATTACTTTAGCTGCAACTGCAGGTCCAGGTAATAATTCAGGAACTGCAACTGTTAAGTATCCTTTTGACGGACTTACTGATGAAGCAGATTTAACAATTACTGTAGGAACTTAATAAATCGTTACTCAAAAAAGAAAGGGGGTTTTATTTGCCCCCTTTTTTTATAGCCTTTTTTTTAGGCTTTTTTGTTTTTGTTATTTCTATTTTTGGATTGTGAATGTCTGTTAAGTTTAAAAATATTTTCATTACTTTAAATTTTGGTTAATACATAAAATATAAAAAAAATTTAATATAAGCTAATAAAACATAAAATATTTTTAATAATAATTTTAAGTTGTGAACAATTTTATTACTTTTATATTTATAATAAACTATATTATGGCTTGGAAAGTTAAAGAAGAATACAAAGATTACAAACCTATTACAATGAATCTATCTTACGGAGAGCTAAAACCTCATCAAATAGAAAAATTAAGTGATAAGGACAAGAAAAAATATTTTACTAACTCAACTAAATCAAAAAAGAAAAAAGTAGTTGAAGATGATTTAGATTTCATAGGTGGCCACAATGGGTGAGAAAATAATAGATGAGGAAATAATGAAAGAGTTAGAGGAAAAACTATCTAACGCAAATGCTTATGAAGAAAGGCTAGCATTAATGAAAGAATACGCAGATAAAATATACATAAATGATTAACGTAAATTTTGACAATAGCACAGATTCTGCTACATATAAAAGAGTAGAAATGTATATAAATTTATCTTCGATTGCAGGGGACGCTAGAAAAATATCAGGTGGTGGAACAGGTGGTAAATATATATGGCTGCAGTTTAGAGGAAGAAAAACTAACTATCAAAGAATTATTATAGCAGATGTAGATAGTGGCTTTGGAAGTAATCCTCAATATATTCATAATGACAGGTATTGGAAGATTAGATTTGGGGTTTATTATCCTTTAGCTAATTTTATAGAGGGTGGTGCAGCAAACAAAGATACATTATCTCAAAAATTATTTGGTTATGTAGTTTTACCTGCAGATGAAACCTATGATATATATTTTTATTATGACACAAATGCGACCTTACAACCCTATGATACTGTAGGTAATTTAATTACAGGTGTAACTGCGTTAGGTAAGTTAGCAGTATTAAATGTAAATCAAAGTGCTAGTTTAGTATATGAGGGGGCAGGTGACGGTTGGGTGGTCAAAGAGCCTGATTCAACTCAACCTAATGTTTTGTACAGGTCTTTTATAAATAATGATTTGTCTTTTCAGTATATGAGTAGCAAAGGAAAGCCAAGAAATACTACCTCGGCTGCTAACTATCAATTATCAGGAAATTTAGACAATAGAGATTCTGAATATGGAGTGCAAACTTGGACTCCTGATTATAATGACTAAATATGAAGAAAAAAGATAACATATCAGTAATACATTTAGCAGAATATAATCTGCCTAATATTATAGAAACTAATAACAAAGATTGGATTGGTTTTGGTGACGATAATTTATACCCTCAATACCTATTAGAGCTATACAATGGTAGTAGTATAAACAACGCTATTATAAAGGGTGTAAGCTCAATGATTTATGGTGAGGGTTTAGAGGCTACTGATAGAGAAGAAAGCGAACATAAAAAAGAATCTTGGTTAGCATTAAATGGTTTATTACACAATTCTGCTAAAGATACTTTAAAATGTTTAGCTTTTGACCTTAAATTGTTTGGTATGTGCTATGTAAATACAATATGGAATAGACCAAGAACAAAAATTATAGAAATAAGACATATACCTGCACAATATATTAGAAGTGGAAAGGCAGACGCTTATGGAAATGTTAATGAGTATTTTTATAGTGCAGATTGGAATAATACAAGAAAACACAAACCTAGATATTACAAAGCCTTTGACACAAAAGATAGGTCAGATGCTAATCAGGTTTTATGTATAAAAGATTATTCTCCTGGCAGTTATTATTACGCTACTCCTGATTATCAGGGTAGCACAAGCTATATTCAGTTAGATATGGAGATAGCACAATTTCATTTATCAAATATAAAAAGTGGTATGTTTCCTAGTATGGCTATAAATATGTCTAACGGAATACCAACAAGAGAAGAAAGAAGAACAATAGAAAGACAAATCAACGCTAAATTTGGTGGAAGTGGAAATGCAGGTAAAATATTGTTAACTTTTAATGACGGAAAAGATACTGCACCTGAAATAGTGCCAATAAACGCTAATGACAATTCAGATAGCTATCAATTTTTATCACAAGAAACAACTAGAAAGGTTTTAACAGGACATAGAGTTACAAGTCCTTTATTATTTGGTGTAAAAGGTGACGGAAGTGGTTTTGGTAATAATGCAGACGAACTGCGTGATTCCTACTCGCTATTTAACAATACTGTCATAAAACCCTTTCAAAACACGCTTTTAGAGGGTTTAGAGCCTTTATTTAAAGTAAATGACATAGACCTCGATTTATACTTTAAAACGCTTAAACCAGCTGATTTCATTGATATTGCTAATGTTAATAAATTAGACGAAGATGAACAAGAGAAAGAGGGAATAGATACAGGTAATGAGGGTGAGCCAATAAAAAAAGAATTTAAAGACCTAAAAGATATAGATTTAAAGCCAACTAAGGGTATGGTTTCTGAAGCTAAAAAAGGTTTAGCTTGGAGAAAAGAACACAATAGAGGGGGGACTATGGTTGCAGTTGCACGAGCTCGTAATATTGTAAACGGAGATAATCTCTCAATAGAAACTGTTAGCAGAATGAATAGTTTCTTTGCTAGACACGAGGTAGATAAAAAAGCAGAGGGTTTTGAAATAGGTGAGGACGGATTTCCAAGTGCAGGAAGAATAGCTTGGGCGTTGTGGGGTGGTGACGCAGGACAATCTTGGGCAAAGAAAAAAGTAGAAGAAATTAAAAATGTTAAAAAAGATTTGTGCGATTTACCAAAAGAAAACGAACAAAACTATATAGAATACTTTACTGAAAATGCTATTAAGCTTGACGATGATTGGGAAGAATTAAGAGTAGATAAAGTAGATACAAACGAAGAAGAAGAAGAAAAGTTTTATAAGTTTGCTACTGATGTTCCTGGGGGTGATACCGCAGGTAACTTATTAAAAGACGCAACTAAAATAGGTTTGTTTAAATTGTATTATAGGTATTCTGCTAATTTATCTGCTAATAGTAGAGATTTTTGCAGAATAATGGTGGCTTTAAGAAAAGCAAGAAATGTATATACAAGAAAAGCTATAATAAATGCAGGTAGTAGGGTTGTTAATGCAGGTTTTGGAAAAAATGGAAGTAATACTTATTCAGTTTGGAATTGGAAAGGTGGTGTTTATTGTCATCATTTTTGGGAACGTGTTTGGTATTTTAGAAAAAGAGTACCTGCAGGTAAAGAAATAACAATAGAGGGAAAAACATATAAGGGTGGTCAGGTTTTACCTGATACAACTATTAGAAATTATAAAAAAGTAACAAATGCTTTTGCAGAGAGTATGGGAGTAAATATGCCTTTTAATGACACTTTGGCAACTACTGCTCCTATTAACACTCCCACAAGAGGTAAATATAGTTAAATTATGGCAATACAACATACATTATTTATAAGCACAGATAGACTTAAAAAAGATACATCTTTAGGTGGTTCAGTAGATGATAATTTATTACTGCCCTATATACTAATGGCACAAGATAGATACATACTACCAGTGTTAGGAACTGATTTACTAAACAAATTAATTACAGAAATTAAAGCAGGTAGTTTGTCAGGAAATTATTTAACGCTATTACAAACATATATACAACCTGCATTGGTTCAGTTTTCATTTGCAACAGTTTTACCTTTTTTAAGATTGCGTATGGTTAATAATGCGGTTGTAACTATGTCAAGTGAGCAGGGTGGTACTGTAAGTCACGAAGAATTAAAGCCACTAATAAATGCAAGTATAGACCAAGCAGAATTTTATAGAGAAAGGCTTATAGATTATATACAAAACAATACTGATTTATTTCCTGAATATTCTACTAATCAGGGTGCAGACCTAACACCTACTACGCAGAATTATTATGCAGGATTAAATTTAGATACTGCTCCTTTAAGTAATAAAGCTAAATCTTTTTTACAGGGAGCAGACATAACTATTTGTTGTTAAAATGATAACAAAAAAAAAAGTCAAAGAAAGACAAAAAAATATAACTAAATTAAAAACTTATTTAAAGAAAAATGGCAGGACAAAGATTAACAGACAAAACAGCACTAGGTAGAAATACTGCAAGTGATGATATGCTTATGGTTGTGGACAAATCTGACACAACAGGTAGTAGTGCAGGTACAAGCAAAAAAGTTGACGCTAAATATATTATTCAAACTGATAAAGTTGATTTATCTAATTCAGATTATATAGGTTTAAAAACTGTTGCTAAAACTTTAGTTGCTGCTCCAGGAGCTAACAATGTAATTATACCACTATCAGTTTATATACAATATACTGAGGGAGCAACACAAAACACAACTGGTACGAGTTTATTTTTAGGATTTAAAGGTATAGGCTCTTATTATTGGGACTTTTTTAAAAATTGGACTACAAGTAGCTCTAATGTTAGTTACTATTTTACTCAGTATGGTGCCACAGGGGGTGCTACGCTAGACGTTACTACCGAAGATCAACCTTTTCTAATGTGGCTTTCTGCTTCTCCCTCTGTTGGTGCAACAGGTACTGCAAAGATTTATGTAACCTATCAAATAATAAATATTACATAATGGAAGAAATATATAACAGAGGTTGTTGTTTTATAGGTGGTAATATTCTTACTATTAGTTTTGTTCCTGTGGAAACCTTATTGCACACTGTTATATTAGGATTTATTGGTGGATTAGTAGGAATGTTAAGTAGAGATTTTTATAACTCAATAAAAAAATATTTTGAAAGAAATAAATAAAATAATAATACACTGCTCTGCAACAAGAGAGGGTGAGGACATTTCTGCAGCTACAATAGATAAATGGCACAAGAAAAGAGGTTGGAAAGGAATAGGCTATCACTTTGTTATAAGATTAAATGGAACAATAGAAACAGGCAGAATGATTGATGAGTGCGGAGCTCATACTAAAGGAGAAAATTGCACAAGTATAGGTGTTTGCTATATAGGTGGAGTTGAGAATTTTAGAACAGACGGAGAGTATAAAGCTAAAGACACTAGAACAAAATCACAAAAAGAATCTTTACTAATTATATTAAGATATTTAAAAAAATTATACCCAAAAGCAACAATACACGGACATAAAGAGTTTGCTAACAAAGCCTGTCCTAGCTTTAATGCTTTTGAGGAATACAAAGAATTAACCAAAACAGAAACAAATGGAATTTTTACAGACAAATTGGCTTGTATTATTAATTGCTTTTATGAGCTTTTTAAAAGTTATAGTAAACCTAACACCAACCGATAATGACAACAAGATTTTTGGTTGGATTGATAGTGTATTTAATGCTATTATACCTAACTACAAAAAGGGTGGGGGTCAACACTAATGAAAAAATTATTACAGAATTTAGATTTAACCACAATATTTAAAGACAAAAGGTTTGGGGACTTAAAAAGGTGGTCTGCAAAACGAACTATTGGTGGTGTTATAGTGTTGTATGCTTTGGAATCAATGAAAAGTAACATATCTTGGGAGGGGGTTATATTATGCTTTATAGGTGTATTGCCCCTTTGTCTTTCAATGTTTGAAAACAGAGTATGTTCAAATAAATGCAAAAGCTAAAAAAAGAGTTTCGTTTACGACTTAATAAAATAGAGCACGATTTTATAAAAACATTTAGAGGTAAAAAAAATGATAATAACATTTTAGTTATTGGAGATTTACACGAGCCTTTTTGTTTAGAAAAATATTTATATTTTTGTGTAGAGCAATATCATAATTATAATTGCACAGAAGTTGTATTTATAGGCGATATAATAGACAATCACTATTCAAGCTACCACGAAACTAATGCAGACGGTATGGGTGGAGCAGAGGAGCTGCAATACGCTATTGAGTGTATATCTAGGTGGTACACTGCTTTTCCAAAAGCTACTGTTGTTATAGGTAATCACGATAGAATGATAATGAGAAAAGCACAAACGAGCTCAATACCTAGCAAGTGGATTAAAAGCTATAAAGAAGTTTTAGAAGTTCCTAATTGGAATTTTGTAGAAAGATACGAGAAAGATAACGTTCAATACTTGCACGGAGAGGGTGGAACTGCTAGAACAAAATGTAGAGCAGATATGATGAATACTGTACAGGGACATTTACATACTCAAGCCTATTGTGAACACTATGTAGGTCAAAATTTTAGAGTGTTTGGTTTACAAGTTGGTTGTGGTATAAATTGGGAGAGCTATGCTATGGCTTATGCAAAATACGGAAAGAAACCTGCGATAGGTTGTGCGGTTGTTTTAAATAATGGAAAGCTACCTATAAATTTACTAATGGAACTATAAAAAATAAGGGCAAATATATTAGAATGTTATCCCTACTAATATAGTTACCCCTATTCCGAGCAGTAAAAGTAATGAAAAAAGAAAGCTGCTCTATAATGTTACCCCTTTTAAAACCTCTCTTTCTCTTTCAAATTGTGAATAGTCGTGTTCACTTTGTATTAAATAATATCTTTTAAAGGTCTTTTTATCTCCGTACATATTTTTTCTAGTTATAAAAAAGGATTCTATTCTATGTCCGTCATTTTTTAAATCTCTAATAGTGCCCTGCAAATCTAAAATTAATAATTTCTGCATACACTCTAGCGTAGTTATACTAAAATCTTCTTCCTGAAAGTATTTTAATAGTTGTTCTTTTTGTGTCATTTTATTTTTATTATCAATAGCTTTTCTTAACATTTTATCTGCATTTAAACTAACTCTAATTTCTTGTTCTCTTTCGCTCATAATTTTATTCATCATTAGTTAATATTTCTTCTATTTCATCATAATAGGCACCAAAAGATTCTTGTATTTTATGACTAGCTAAAAGACTTGCTAATATTTCTGAATTTAAATCTTCTGCACGATAACCCATTTCACCTGCTATTGTCAAGCTATCTGATAAGCTTGTGTCGTTTCTTTCTAAATATTCCATAGCTCTAGCGTAATAAATTATTTCTATATCAAAAAAGCCTTCTTCTTCTAGTTTTTCGTATAAATCATCGTAGCCTTCCATTTGTAAAATTTCTTCCATATCAATATAGTCAGTAACTAATTCATCAGTTTCACTTTGTATATACTTAAATATATTTTTTAATTTTTCTATTTTATTCATTTCTTTAATTTTTAATTGGTTAATATAACAATAGTATATAAATGATATTTAATATATACTAATATTTTTTAATATTTTTTATTATTTTTTAAAGGTACTATTCATTATTACGTTTTGAGAGTTGTCTAAATATTTGTTTTTGTTTTTGTTTTTTAATATCCATTTAGCCAACTCATCTCTAATATCATCTGTATCAAGCCAATTAATAACCTCATAAGCGTTCATAGTTAAAGTAAACTCATCTCCATTTTCATCATTTCCTGATATTGTTATTTCACCCTCAAAAAAGTGGTATGTATTTAAATCGTGTATATTTTTGTGCATAGTTTTATAAATTAAATTGAAAAGTTTGTAAAGCTAAATCATTAACAAATTCAGGATAGTTGTCTGTAATTATATCTAGCTCGTGAAATTTTAATTCTGTTCCGTCTGTAAATTTTGCAGAACTAACAAAAGCGTCACAAAATTCAGGGTAATCCCAAGAATGCACATCTTCTATTATTATAGAGTTTAAATCTACTTGTTTATTATCTATTATTATTTTTTTATCCATTTTTTAATTTTTTTTTAATGTTTATTAGTAAGCTTATATCTAATTCTTGCAAATCTTTAGCAAACCAATATAGCTCTTTAGCAGTCATATCATCTTTTAAGGCTATAATTTCCTCTATTAATCTTTGCTTTGTATTCATTTCTTTATTTTTTTAATTTGTATTGGTTTTTTTATAAAATATTCGTTGTTTTGAATTTTGTCTATGTTTTCCAAAATATTATTAATATTTCTCTCCCATTCGGGTAATGCTTTTTCGTGCATAATTTTATTTTTTTTCATTTAACATAATTTTTAATTCCAATAATTGCTTATAAGAAAAATTATTTAAACTTCTTTTCATTTTTGGGTTGCTTGTGACTAT